CGAAGCTCAGTCCATTCCGGATCCCCATCGAAAGGGTCGGGTTCCTTGAGGGGCAATTGACGGTTGATCTCAAACATCGACGATTTGTTCCATATATCCAGCTTCACGAATTCGAAGCGTTACTCTTCTCCGACGTTGGCGCATTCGCCGCTGCCTTTCCTGTTCGATCTGGCGGTCCATCATTGACCAGGACCGCCGCACCCTTCGCGACACCGCCACGGCGGGTTAACTCAAATCCGCTTAGACCTGCGTGATGGTGTTGAACATGAATCCGAGGTCTGAGCCGACCACCTGCATGTCCCACGCCATCTCCGCCTCGTTGCGGATCGTGCCCAACCCAAGCCAGTTCATCGGAATCTGCGCGACGCGAACGCCCAGGCTGTTGAGTCCGGTGAACGCCTGCCAGCCAAACGTGTAGCCGGACGCGGGGATCATGAGGCCGGGCTGCGGCGGCGAGTACACGACGAGCGCGGACTTCGACGCGACGAACGACATGACGGCTGCGAGGTTTTCACCCGCGCTGTTGTAGACCGCCTTGGACACCAGCACGCGGTCGATGGCGAACGCCTGCGCGAGCAGCTGCGGCGTGATCGTGCCTGCGTAGGCCGGGTTGGTGTACTTGATGCGGTCGATGATCAGCGGGTGCTTGCGCAACGCCTGATAGACGTTCCACGACAGCAGCAGGATGTTGGGCATGAAGCCCGTGTTCTGCAGGATCGTCGTCTGCGCATAGGCGATGTCTGAGAACGGATCGCCGTTGGCGTCGTCGTCCCAATATACCGGCGTGGTCGTCGCCGGCGAACCGCCGCCGGCCGACGAGGTGCCGGTCGCGTCCGTGCCCCACACGCCCGAGGTGAAATACTTGGTCATGAAGAACCGGTCGCGGCGAATCAGCATCTTCTGCATCAGCTGCCGCGTGGATACGATGTCGATGTCGATCGCGGGGTCCGCGTTGGCGCGCACCTGCGGGCCGATGTCCTGGTGCAAAGCCCACACGTTCGCCGCGTAGGTCTGCGTTTTCAGGTTGACGCCGGTGCCCGCGGATTCGGCGGCGTCGGCGCGCATCTGCGCCTCGTCGCGGAAGAAGTCCGCCTTGGACCAAACGAAGTAGACGTCGGTCTGGTGCTGGACGGGCACCATCGGGAACACCTTGTCGGCCACATAGGCGTCATCCGACTGAATGTAGGCGACGGCGATGTTCGTCAGCGCCGCGGCTACGTGGACGTCCTGGAGCGTCGGTTGGGGCACGTGTGGCCTCCATCAAGAGGGACGGGCCGCATCGCTGCGGGCCGATCGCCTTGCCAAAGGGCGTTTGCGTTGATCTGCGTTGAGGCGAACGCAGCACATTCAAGTCGCGGTCGCTACGAGCTGCCGCCCTGCGGACCGTAGATCAGAGCCGTGAACACCTGGCCGACGGTCGTCGGCGCTTCGAGAGCGATACCGCACCGCAGATAAATCTGGTTGGCCGCCCACGGGCTCGTCAGGCCTGACACCGTCGAGGACGGCGAGATCTGAGTGCCGGCGAGGATCGTGGTCGTGCCCGCGATCAGCTTGGTGATGCCGAAGATGCCGACGTCGACCGCACCGCCAGGCTGCGGCGTGTTCTGCAGAACGCCGTAGGGATACCAGGGCGTCGTGCCGGGCGCGGTCGACGCGAATGCCGCGGTGCGATTCACGCTCGTGCTCAGCGTCACCCAATAAAACTGCCCCGAGCCGTTCGGGCCGGACAGCGTGGTGCCCGTGATGGACGAGCGGCGTGCGTCGTTCGCGGTGGAGAGCGTGTTCTGCCCGCCGTCGTGGATGAGAGGAGATTCCGTGGCCATAGCTTTCGCTCCTTCAAGTCGAGACGGCGCCGATGCCGAATCCGCTGTAAGCCGAACCGACCGCTGTGCTCGAGAGATTCAGCCGGTCGTAGATGAAAGCCTGTTCCGTCTGCAGGTCCTTGAGGCCGTTGCTGTCGCCGGTCCACCCGGAGATCGCGGTGCCCAACGCGGTGAGCTTTGCATTGAGAGCTATGCGTTGGGCCGAGATGCCTTGTGGATCGTAGGCAACGGTCATGTGTCGTTACGCGGCCCTTCCGCTGATCTTGGTCACGCGCTCCTGGCGTTCGCGAGCGGCGAGCTCGCGGTTCGCCGGGTCGAGCAACACCTTTTCGAAGGCTTGCGCCTCCGACAGGTTGGCGCCGGCCGCGGACTTGCGCAGCTCGGCCGCCTTCGCGTTGAGCTCCGCCAGCGC